ATCGTCAAAATTAGGATCCTCTGTGTAAGAGTAAACAACATATGCCGGATCTACGTAATCAACCGTTACGCCTTCTGCTGTATTAAAGCCTGTTTTAGCAACAGCAATACCTAACACAGTTAAATCCATATTTAATCTTCTTCTAGTAAGATCATATTTATTTTGAGCAAGCACAGATGATATAGCTTCTTCTTCTGCTATTTCAATAGATTGCTTGTAGCTCAGTTGCATATGAAGCTCAAGCTCTTCTTTAGACTCTGGTATCGTATCTATATTAGGTGTTTGATATAAATCAATTCCTAAAGTTTCTTTTAAACTGTCTAAGTATTCTTTAGCTACCATATCTTCATAAAGAGTAGAAGCGTAATCTGTTCTTTTCTTTATTGAGTAAGGGTCTTGCGCGTACGCTTTTATATCGTAAGACTTAGCCGAAATTCCATTAACTACTATATCTACAAATTTAGATAATATAGGTACAGGTTTCCAGTCTAAGTTTAAATAAGATAAATCGCCATTAATTGACAGTTCGTCTTTATACTTTTGTATTGATTGCTCTCCTCGAGCATATAATCTTAATTGGTGAAATTGATTCCAACTAGTTAAATATCTATTACCGTTAGTTCGACCTTGACCAAACCATTCGTATTCAATAGCCTGCCCAACTTGCGTACCATATTCCAAACTTGCTTTTTCTGCGTCACTTACTACCTGACTAGGGAAAGCGCTGTTTGTGTTAGTATATATACTCATTTAACTTATTATTTTTGATATTGAACCTTTGTTGTCGTACTTTTTAATTCCTAAATCAACCGGTAACGGTCTTTCTCTTTTAGGGCCTGGCGTGTATCTATGCTTGTTACATGCCATTAATGCTAAGCCTGAACTTATTGATGCATCGTGTTTTGTTCTATTATTAATATTAAACTTTGCCCAATCCTCTAATGTTCTTTGAAAGTATACGTCGCCGTATCCTGTTTCTTTAAGCCCTACAAATTCATTTATATATGTTTCTATAGCGGCCGCATGAGCTTGTTTTATATCTTCACTTGAGTTTGGTATACCACCTAACTCTCTTTCTGTTACTGATAATTTATTATATTTTCTATCCGGTCTGTTAATTGAATAACCTCTGTAGCCTCTTCGTTTAAAATGATACAATAATCTTGGCTTGTTATTCTCTGCCAGTATAGGCATTCCGTAAAATACACATGCCATTAAAACATCTTCAAAAAATATTTCGGCTGTTTGTGGTCTAGCTATATATTCTAAAAAGAAATGGTTAGGAGGTACATCCTCCATACTAAACTTTGTTAACCCATGAAGAGCACCTTTCGAGCCCCTACCGTCCACAGTTCCTGATATATCATATGGGTCACAACCAAATGCCCCGCAATGCTCATTACCAGGATAATTAGTACCATTTTTTATATATCTTTTATTTTGTAAGTTTGCCGGCGGGACCCAGGTTACTAAAAATCTACCATCATTATTTGGTATAAATATTACTTTAGTATCTTTTTCTGCATTTTCCCACTGAAAACTTCCTCTTGTTACATTAATCGAATTTTTAAGATCTTCATTAAAATCTATTTGTTGATATATCTTAGTTAGATTAAATAAAGATTGTTTTGATTCATCTCTAAATGCGTGCTTTGTTGTGCGCGGAAATTGTCTGTAAAATTCGTTTAAACTATCTTGATCTGATTTTAAACCTTCTACTTCATTTTCCCAGTACTCTATTACGCCTTGTGTTATTTTTGTTCCGTGTGGATCTGTAACTTCTTTTTTTGGTGTGTTGAATACAGGTAAGCCATAAGAATCAATGTATCCTTCGTAGTTCCATTCCATAGGTATGAACAAAGAATAGAGTCCTGAGCGAGTCTGTCCATTGGCGTTTCTTTGTGTAACATCTGAATCATTATAAAGCTTTTTAAAATTATCGCCGCCTTTATCTAATGAGTTTGACGTTGATCCCATCATACATTTGCCTATTACTCTACTACCTAATCTAAGGGTGGTTTTCGTAACACGCCAGTTGTTGAGGATGTTGTTGGGCCTTTCCCATTTCCCCGATTCATCGTGGACGAGGAGTTTGAGTTTCTCCCCATCATAGGCGTTGTCGCCGGTGTTCTTCCAGTCGATGGTGGTGTCCAAACCGGTAATTTCTTGTATTTTTTCGTTGGCTTCAAGCTTTCTACGGGTAAATTTGGAGGCAGGGACTCTGTAGGCGAGTTCGGTCTTTGGCCTGTCCATACCGTCCTGGATCGGCTTGAAAAAGAAGGGATAGTTGACGGAAATAGGTACGACCTTATCTGTGAACATCTTTTTAGCATCGGCACCAGATTTGGACAATATGCCGAACCGTGAATCCGTTGATATTGTAGCAAGGTTGACCGATTCAGCTGAGGACATAAATGAAAATCCGCTTCGACGGTTTTTAAGATAACACATTCCATATGACCTGGTATCGGATTTGCATGCCTCCCAAAATATGTAGAATAATCTATTCGATTCCCTAAAGTCTGGCTGCCCGACGTCAATCTTACTCCACTGCAAGTACATATAATAAGTGCCAGTAATGTAAGTAGGAATGCCTTTGCTAATGAACCAAAAGCCTTCTTCGCGTCGCGTAAATTCTTCATCAATATAGTCATACCATTTTTCTTTAAAATCTAACGGGTATTCTTCCCAGTCAAATACAGATTTAATTTTTTTTAATTCTTTTGGGTATTCAGAATAAGTCCACTTATCATTTTCAAATTCAACTACATTAACTTTTTTAGGTAAAGCTATTTTTAAGTTTTGTATTTCGTATATTTCTCCTATCTCACCTGTTTTACTTATAACGACAAGATCGTGTTCTTCGTTATAGCCATATTCCCATTTTTTATACCTATTCATTCTTTTAAGAACTTTAGGCTTTACATGGTCTTTTAATACTTTATATAAAGTTTGTTCGTACATTACTTAGATCTACCTTCAGCAAAACCTCTAAAAGACTTTTCTTCTTTTACTTCTTTAGGTTTTTCATTTAACAAATCTTCTTCAGCTTCAATGCGATTAAGTATTTCAAAGCAATCAAATATTGCTAGCTTTTTTGTGGCTGCAGCATTTTTAAGTCTATCTGCTGATATGTCATCATCAGAATCTACTATAGGTTCTTTAGCTACCTTTATTAATTCTTCAACAGCTATTTGACCAGCTAGGATTATATTCTTCTTCGTTTCCTTTGTGTTCATACTTAATTACAATATCATTTGATTTCATACAATATAAACGCTTACCTTCAATTAAGAATTCCCATTCACCATTAGGCTTGTAACCTACTAGATCGCCTGGGTTAATATTAAGCGCTTTTAAGAAGCTATTGCCGTATTTTAATATACCAATAAGACTTTGCTCTTTTTCCAATGTTAAAGACTCTTTGTCTTTTATCGGTGCTATAAAACATCTGTCATTAAACGAATTCCAACCTGTTTTATTTTTATATAAATATATTTGGTCTGCAGCACAAAAATATAAGTTATCTTTAAACCAAGATCTACTTTTTTTCTTATCACCTTTCATATCGTAAAATGTTCTAAACACATTTTGGTGAATAACAATTGTATCGCCTGCTCTAATCCCTGTGCTAAAAGCTTTGGGTGTTTCTAAAACTTTAGCTAATCTATTTACAAATTTAAAATCTTCTATACCTGTATTTACAATTAGCTGCTTGTTACCAACTTTAATTTTATTACTGTACTCGTCGCCTAGCGGTTCTACAATAAAGTCGTATATACTTTTCAATATTCCAAGTCATACTCAACAGAGATTGCCATGTTAGAATTGAACTTCTTCCATGGCATTACCTCATTGTTTTTTTTAATATGAATATTATAAGAACCGTCAGATTCATTTAATAAAATGTGCGATATTTCGTGTCCGCCATAAACTTGTTGACCAACCGAGTAATGCATAGCATCATTTTTATAATCAGAACCTATACTAATTTTTCTTATATTATTCTGCATCTTCTTTTTCGATCTCAGTATAAGAACCGTCTTTTAAGTCAATATTAACTTGACCATATTCGTCTTCTAATTCTTTTTTAGTGGCTTCGATTTCTTTAGATAATTCCGCTATTTGACCGTGAACATTTTGTTTTTGAACATCTAGTACACCTAAGGTTCTTAAGCCTTCAGTTAACTTAGCTTGTTGCTCTTGAACAGTTTTTAATTGCTCTTCAGTAATCATTGCTTTTACCATTTCTTTTACTTTACTCATAATTTGATTTTATTTAATTGTTTATATTAATATAGTTACCTATATATTAGTTATTTACATATAACTAGCTCTGTAGCGGTAATGTTGTTAATAGCTGCTATATAATCTATTGCTATAGGCAATACACCACATCCTTGTACTTTAAATTCTACAGCTTCGTCTACAGTAGGTATACCTCTTTGAACTTTTGTAATTTTTAAAGTACAGTCTGTAGAACCTCCAGCCCTACCTGCTTCAACAACCGTAAGGATATCACCTACTTGTAAGCCCGAACCTCCGTCTGTTACTTCAACGGCTGTTACAACACCGCCACCATCAACTGTTAATTTAACTTTAACAAGTGTACCGCTTCTTGGATTTGAATCCGTTGTATTCAATTCTGTATTACCAGTATATCCTGAACCCGCAGTTAATATAGTGAAATCAGCATTTGTTTTTACTTCTAAAGAAGCTTTTGAAGTGCCTGCTGGTATAACCCTTATTTGAGCGCCAGTCTCCGTTAATGCATTATACCATACAACAGAGCCATTTAAAAGGTTACCGTAAGTACCTGTTTGATTTTCAAAAGGCCATGCGGGTATACCATTAGGTGTTCCCACTATTCCCGTTGCTGCCATTGCTTTGCCGGCTATACCGGTATCTATTGGAAATTTACTCATCTTTTTTATTTATTACTTATTGATTTATACTTTTCAAAACCGCGTGAGCCAAAGTATGCTACATATACGGTTGTTAATAATTGCTTTAATAATTCTATCCATTCCTGTTCTACAGTAAATGAAATTTCGTGATGACTATCAACCCATATAAAGGCTATAGCCATAAACGATAAGAATATGAGCGCCATAGGACGCGTGTTTTTACTAAGCCAAGAGTCAGACGTCATATCTGATTCCCAGCGTTTTGTTATTTGGTCTTCTGCATTAGCTGCAGCTTTTTCAACTATAACTTGAATTTCTTTTTTAATCTGAAGTTTTTCTTCGTCTGTAGTTGTAAGCTTGTCAATAACGTCACCAACATCTTTGATAACGTTACCGCTTAGCCATTCCCAAATTTTTTTCATTTATCTTTTTCTTCGATTGACGCCGCCGCCACCTTTACAACTTTTACAAACACGGAAAATGCTTCTAGCTCCAAACAAGTTTCCTACTGCTCTGCCAAAATTTCCAATTTTTTCTCCAACAAATCTTCCAGCATCTCCAATTCCTTCACCTACATTTTCGCCAAAATCACCAATACCTTCCCCAACATTTTTTATAACTTTTTTAATTTTTACGCCTTTCTTTGGCTTTGGGGTTTGTTCAATTTTTTCTGAAGTGGTAGTTGTATTTTTTGGTGTAAATTTTATTTTTTCCGCTGTTGGTTTGACTGGAATCATTGAAATCTTTTGCGGAGTTAGCTCAGTAACTGAATTTGGAATAAATCTTGTTTTGTTTTCTACTCCTTTTCCGCTTTGAGAAGCATTAAATTTTTCATTAGAACCCTCGAAATTTTTATCTAAAAACTTTTGCCAATCCGCATTAGAAGCTTTTGGCCCGCTACTTCTTTTAGCTTTACCTTTACCTTTAGTTGTATAAGGTGTTGAATAATCAACTCTTGTTCCTCCTTCTACTTTTGTTCTTGTACTAGTTGTTTCTCCATACACTCTGTTAGCGTTAGCATTGTTCGTATCAGCTTTTCTTTGTGCTTCTTGCTGACCGGTTTCGCTTTGATATATAGCTGATGCCTTTGGAAAAGCACTTCCTTTTCGCATCATGATCCCGGACTGTTTAGTGCCTCCTCCGGATAGATGTGGCATTTGGAATTTTCCCATTGTATTTTTATTTTTTTATTGGTGTTTCTGTTACGTATTTAGCTCCTGGAAAATAATAATCATATCCTGGATACATTACTTTAGTATAGCCTCTATCATCTGTACCTAAAACTTTAAAGTTAACTCCTTTCATTGTTATATGTCCTCCTTTTATAATATTTTGAGAATTATTAACATCAGGGCTGTTTTGTAAATAACCTGTTTTAGATGTTTTCATTTAAGCGTTTTTATAAGCTTCAGCTTCCCAAGGCAAATTTTTTGCCCCTTCTTGCATTGCAGCTCTTGGATATTTTTTACCTTTCCAATATACGTTGTCATCATCGTAATCTAAATCACCACGCTTCATTTGATTTATATGAACCATTTCATGATTAATTACATTTTGACACTCAGAAGGACTTAGATTTTTATTTAATATTATAGTGCCATTATTATTAGCTTTGCCCATAACACCATCTTCCATAGGTACACTGTAAATTGGAGTATTGTCTACCTTATAAGGTGTGTTACTAAGTTTAAAAGCCATGCGCTATTCTTTGTAAGGAAATATTTTATTTAATGCTCCTTTTCTGGCTTCACAACCGCAAGGGACGTTTAATCCCTTGCTTATTGTGTCAACCATTGTTTTGATACCAGTAGCTTTAGTAAACTTTTCTATGCTGTCTCCTAAACCTTTTGATTTCATAAATTACACAGCATAAATACAAGTTGTGTACTGAGCCATTACTAAAGGTTTTGTAATTGGCTGTCTTCCCTCTAACCCTGTTTGGGCAGCTGGAGCTTGCTTTTGCTGAACTACACTTCCTAGAGTAGATACTATTCCACCTGGGTTAGCAGTTAAAGCTTTATTGTACTCTTTAGCTAAGTCTGCAACTCTTTCTGCAGCTGTAAAACCAGTTGCTCCTCCTACTGCTCCAGGTACTTTTATAGTGTAAGTTCCTGCAGTTTTAGGGTTTCGCATTTGAATTATAAGAGTAGTTATGCTATTTGCGTTTGCAATGCTAGTAACTCCACCGATTTCTGCGATGTTAATTAGTGTTTCGATACCATCGCCCGCTACAGGGCCAGCTGGTACTTTTAAAAATTGTGCCATTTTTTTGTTTTGTTTAAGTTAATGTTAGTGTTAGTGTTTGGCTGAGGTTTTTACAGTCCTCTCTGTTTTATTTTTATCCTTCGTTATAATCGTAATAATAAGAATTTTTATTACCTAAATCGTCATAATATCCTGGCTCAGGCTTAAGCTTTCCTTCCTTTTGACTTTTGCTATGAGAATGTGCAATTACATGCTTTGCAGGGGAGCCGTGTTCTTTTTCATCATACTTTAAATCTCCAGCTAATTTAGATATATGTTTTTCGTCAGCTGTCATATTTTCATCGCTATGACCATGCTTATTATCATAATCCACATCTTGCTTAAGATAATCCATATGTGCTTCGTCATCTCGTTTTGTAGCACTCATATTAGATGAGTTTACTTTTGACCATTTTGCGTTTCCGCTGTATTCTCCGTAATGTCCTTTATGCATAATTTTATTTTTATGGGCAAGTTATTTTACTACTGCCTGTTCCGAATATTGTACCAGACTTCTGCCCGTCACATTTATTTGTTTTACCGTATGTTATATTATATTTAGTTTGAGCAGCATTATAAAGAGCTTCTTCCTCAGACCCTTTGTCTCCTCTTTTCATATTGTCTAACGCTAGTTTAGCTTCGATTTGGTTATCTGTTTTAAACTTTTTACCTTTAGCGCCTAAAACCGCTAGTGTGCCGCCTACTAAATCTTGTTGTAATTTTTGATAGTGCGGTAAATCAGAAACAGTAACAATGCTATCAGCCCCTGAGCCGTATGCTCCTAGCAAAGGTGATTTTTTAAAAAACGGCGATGAAAATTTAGAGCTACTCATTATTTATAAACTTTAGCTCTTGATGAGATTGGCCCTTCCTGGTAGCCGTATCCGCAAGGTGCTTTAGATACTTGCATACCTGTAATACCAGAGCTTGATCCTACACCTATTGGGAATCCTTCTTTACTTAATGGTCCATCCCATACAGCGTTTTCGCCTACTTGTCCTTCTAGCTTTTGATTAGCTATTGCTTTAATATTTTTTTTCATAATTTTTATTTTACAGGGTATGTTTTTCCGTTTACACTAAAAGACTTTTCGCCGCCTGCTTTAGCAGCTGCTAATGCCCCGCTGAACTCATTGCCTTCTAAAGGTGAATCATCCTCCATTCTAAAAAAACTTCCTGGTGCCTGAGCACCTCCGTATGCCATAGCCATAGCTGCTTGATCTTGAGGTTTGAATGGATTTACTAAACTAGACGGAGGAGGTGTTTGCATACCCATTCCGGTTGCTGTGTCAATTGGTGCTATTTGTTTCAATGGATTCATATTATCTATTTTTATCTTTGTTTACATTTTTAATCGAAGTTATAAGAACTTTGTCTGTGTACGTCTTACCCTTCATAATATTGTTTCTGTGAGTACTTACAGGCAAATCATCTTCTCCTAGTATAATTCTATACATATACTTTATAAGATGCTTGCATTTAAACGATGTTTTATATATGTGATATTTTTGCGTTGATCTATTACGCTTTCTCCATACAACAATCCATCCTTGTTTAAGTAATCGATTCCACCGGCGGTTATCCCAACTGTAGGAATAGCTACCGGCTTCAAAATCTTTTTTTGTAAACATATCCATGCAATCTAAATAGATAAGTAACTCTATGTCCGCGTCATTTAAGTTATTGTTTCTGCAAGCCCACTTACGTATTATACGCCAGTGTTTAAACAGATTCATTTCCTTAAGATCATCTGCGTTTAGCCTTCTCATAAAACAACAACTACATCCTGCGCTTTAATTACGTGATATGTTTGTTTATTTATTTCTATTTTATGTCCTGCGTGCCGATCAAAAAATATTTTATCTTTTTCTTTTAATCCTTCTACTTGTTCACCCAGTGATAACACTGTAGCTTCTGTATAACGAATGTCGTCACGTTGGTTTTCTGCAAGAAGTAAACCACCTTTTGTTTTAGTTGTTCCTTCTTTTAACTTTTCTATTATTATATTTCTACCTATCGCTTTCATCAATTCTTAAATTATTGATTACACAATCAGTTGATAATATCGTTGTTGCTACTGAAGCTGCGTTCTGAAGAGCGCTTTTGGTGACTAACAAAGGATCTATAATACCTGTTTTAATCATATTTACCATTTTTCCTGTAACCACATTTAATCCTCGTCCTTTAGCTTTTGGTAATTCCGCTTCCGTTATACCGGCATTTTCTAATATAGTCTTAAAAGGTGCTCTAATGGCTTCTAAGAGCACTTCTTCACCTTTTGTTTTACTTACTATACTTGTTGATGCATTTAATAAAGCAATTCCACCTCCAGGCACTATACCTTCTTTAATCGCAGCTTTTGTAGCACAAATAGCATCTTCAACCCTATCTGTTTTTTCTTTTAATTCAATATCAGAATTAGCACCTACCTTTACAATAGCTATTCTAGCCGCAAGCATTGCTAATCTTTTTTCTAATTTGATTACTTTATGAGCCGGATTGTCTTTTGACAACTCTTCTTTTAATTCAGCTATAATGTTTAAAACTTCTTCTGTAGGTTCGTTAAACTGCAATATAGTTTCTTGATGAGTTGTAACGCTTTTTAAACAAAAGCCTAAATGCTCAACTTGAATCAAATCTAAATCATCGCCTAAGTCTTCATTTATAATCGTAGCTCCTGTCAACAAAGCTAAATCATCAAGCATTTCTTTTTTGCTTATACCATAAGTAGGAGCATTAATAACATTTACTTTAATGTTTCCTTTCTTTTTATTCATAGCTAAAGCAGATAAAACACCTTGTTCTAAGTCGCCGATAATCAGCAAAGGTTTGTTGTTTTTTATTACATACTCTAGCACTGTTTGAATTTGCCTAATTGTATCAACTGGTGATTCAACTAGCAATACTAATGCGTTTTCTAATTCAGCTGATTTGCTTTGAGCGTTTGTTATAAAGTGTGAATTAGTAAGACCTTTGTCATACTGAACACCATCTACAACTTCAACTTCTGTTTTGCCATCAGCTGCTGTTTCCAGCATTACGATCCCCGTGTTATCTACGGATCTAAAAGCGTCAGCTATAATGCTTCCTAGCTTTGGATCGTTATTAGTTGATATGGTCGCTATTTGATCAATCATATCGCCTTCAACCGGTACTGATACAGATTCTAAGTATTTGATTACTTTTTCAACTGCATTGTTAATACCTTCTTTTAACTCTCTTGAGTTTGTTTTGTCCGCTACTTTATAAGCTTCGGTTAATATTGAGTGAGCTAAGACAGTTGCGGTAGTTGTACCATCACCGGCTTCTCTCACCGTTTTTCTTGCTGCTTCTTTTAAAAGTGTTGCACCCATATTTTCAACTGGGTCTCGCAAGATAATCGAGTCTGCTACTGTTACACCGTCTTTTGTTATTACTGGATTACCGGTGTGATCTTCCAGCATTACACATTTGCCGCTAGCCCCTAAAGTGGAGCTAACAGCTTTTGTGAGTTTTTCTATTCCTTTAAATACATTAACTCTGGCTTCGTTGCCGAAGTTAAGATTTTTGACAATTGCGTCCATATTTGATTTGATTTAATTAAAGTGGTTTGGTTATTTAAAGGTTTTTACTACTTTAGGTCCGTTTAAAAATTCAACTTTCTTTTGGTAGTGTTCCACGGAACTATCTATTGCCATTTCAGCACCTTCAATAGTTTCGCGTCTGGTTACATCAATCCAGTTTTCGCAGCACGTATCCTTCTCAGGATTACATTCGCATTTTGGATCTTTGTATTCGGTTTGGTAAAAACCGTTTACTAATTGTACAATACGCCAGTTCTTTTTTTCGGCTACGTGCTTCCAAAGATTTATGGTTTCTTGCGTTACTTGTGGTTGACTAGTCCACGAATTAGTCTGGTAAAATAGTGTCATTGGTTTTGGTTTAAATTTGACATTGGTTATATGCTTGATAGCATATTGCTATTATTACCTGTTTTACTCGATATTTACCTATTCTTCTTCGTCCTCTACTACTGGCGGCACCGGCGGTACTGGATTTTGCCATGTAAAATACAAATCTTCATTTACTGGTGTAATTTCAGATTGAATAGTTGCAGCTATGCTAGCTTGCATCGCAGGTACATCTAAAGAATTTTCTAACCATCCGATAACTACATTTTCAAAAGCTTCTGTATCTTCGTAAGGTACAAAAGGATCTCCTGCTACATACGTGTAACTTTGTGTTCCAATGTTAGTTGACGAATAAGTTTCGCCTCCTGATTCTTCAGAACCAGTGTATCTGTAATGCACTGTGTATATTACATTGTCTTCACCTTCTGCTTGAATGTGAGCGTTCATTTGTGGGATATCCCATTTGTAAGTAATTGCCATTTTTATTTATTTAGTTGTTGTTTAAGTAATTCTATTTCTTTTTTAAGTTCTTGTACGGATTTAATTAATACAGGCACTAGCTTAGAGTAATCAACACTTTGCATTTCTTCAGCGTCTTTTTCACCTGTTACTGCATCTGGGAAAATAGGTTGCAACTCATGAGCTATTACTCCATAACCTCTAAAATCAACACCTTTCCACTTATAATTGTACACTGATATATTGCTTAATATATCTAATCCATTAAATGTTTGTAAATCTTCTTTTAATCGGTAGTCAGAGCCCGTGTTATAATTTACTGCTGTACCACCGGAATTAAAAGATATGTTTGCTATAGAACTTGATGTAGATGTTCTAAAAAACTTAATAAGAGTTCCAAAACCTCCACCGTAATTATTTCTAATGTTCATAACTGTAGCTCCTCCAGAACTAGCAGAGGTTGTGTTTGAAAGCTGAACAGCACCGTCATTAAAAGATGACCCAGTATCTGAAACAGTAACATCTAAAGGAACATTAGGTGATGAAGTTCCTATACCTACGTTGCAATTTAAAAAATAAGCTTGAGCATTTGCTGATGAAATACCAAAATACGATTGATTTTCACCTCCACTTATGTCACCAAATTTATAAACATAGTTATCAAGATCTACGTTTATAGCTTCTTCACCTCCGTTACTTACTAAGAAATCAGATCCATTAACATGCAACTTAGCAGTTGGAGCGTTAGTTCCAATACCTATATCGCTACTAGTATTATTTAGTATAGTTAAAGCGTTGGCTTTTGTGCCACTATTAATAGAAAAAGCACCATCTGGATATGAAACACCGCCATTATATGTATTACGTATATTCCAAGTAGCTCTTCCGTGTTCTAATTTTATTCCACAAACATCTGCAGGTGAATTGCTGCCATTCCCGGTATAGTGAACTCTAGCATAAACATCAGCATCACCTTCAATTTCTAAAAGATCATCAGGACTAGTCGTCCCGATCCCAACGTTGCCGGCATCTAAAAAAGTAACTAAAGTTGCGTTTGCTTGGGACTTAACAACTAAACCTCTAGTTGCTTCATTGTTATTACCACGGAAATAACCAAAATCCATATACCTAAAATCAGCTCCTTCAGTGCCATATCTAGTTAACGCATATTGATTCCAGGAAGTACTTGGGTTTCTTAAACTTTGTACAATTGATGTGCCTGATGTTTATACAACATCTAATTTTTTTCCAGGACTAGTAGTCCCGATACCGACGTTGCCTGAA